GTGGTTCGCACTTGGTATTGTCTCGACCCCGGAGAACACGACCTTGAGGCACTGAGGATTTCCTATAAGACAACCACCAAAGATGGCAAGCGGTATTGGTGGACTGACCGCATGGAAGTTGCTGACCGCCACAACAAGATGTATCCTGACCACAAGTTGGTCAACAAGTATGGCGAAATCACTCGTTTCAAGCCCCTCGACCCGATGTATATGAGGGTGAGGCGTGACGCATACGGAACCATCCTCGGTTACGTCCAATACTACGTCTTCCCACTGGTGACTTTCCTCGCAGACGAGATGATTCACATAAGATATATGCCAACCAGTTGGACTTACGAATCAATCTACGGAGTCTCGATGTTGAGACCTATCTTGTTCCACCAAGAATTAATCAAAAATTACGAGCAGACGATGGGTGCAATCATGAACGTCTTCTTGAAGCCGATGTTCCTAGTTCGTGTAGGTGGGGCTAACACTGCCGGATTACCAGCACCAGAGGTCTCAGCACAGCAGTATAACACAGTCAAAAGATTCTTCCAGCAGGCACAGCCCGGTCAGTCGCTAGTCATTCGTGCTACAACCCCGGTTCAGGTAGACCCGATTGACCCGCCAATCGACAGAATGCAGTCAACAGCGTTCTGGTTGCAGTGGCTTCACAACATGAGGACGTATGCGTTGACTGTCCCAAAGTTCTTTACCGACCCCGCAGGCTTGAGCAGAGCCACGGCGCAGACAGTCGAGAAGGCTTACTTCACCTTCACCAACTCCAATCGCCAGAGCCTCAATGCCCAACTAGAGAGGTCAGTAATGACGATGGTGATGCAGTCGCTCTACGGGGAATTGGCTGATGAGATTATCAAGGAGTTCGGAGTGCCCAAGTTCATCTGGAAACCTCAAAAGGAAGATACTCTCGAAGACAAAGCGAAAACCTATCTGCCTTTGTATGCGTCTCGGATTCTGACGAAGAACGAAGTGAGGAAGGCACTTGGCTTTGAGCCATTGGACGAAGAAGAACTACAGAAACAACTAGGGCCGCAAGAGCCGCCGCTTGGTCAGACAGGACAGGGTGGTGGTATGCCGGGTCAGGGTGCTCCGGGCATGACCAAAGAAGGGACACCAACTTTCGGTTCGCCAGATGAGAAGATGGCTCCAAGTTATGGTAGGCCAAGTGATAAGGAAGTAGGTGGGCAGTTCGCTCCCGAAGAAAGTGTGCCTTCTGAGATGGGTGCTGAGAAGACCGAGGATTGGAGAGCCGCCGCAGTGAATGGTCTCTACGATACCACAGAGGCGAAATCTATGCTCGAAGAATTAGAGGAAGAGGTCGAAACGCTGAAGAAAGAGGTTGCCGCTTCTAAGGAGCAAGTCGAAGCCGAGGCTCTTGGAGAACCACGCAAACCAGTCTTAGGTCGTCAGCAACAGCCGCAGAATGGGACTCAGCCTATTGAGAATCAGTCTTAGGGGCTTCACGCCAACAGCAACAGTGACCATCCGACATGAAGTCTTCACAACCGTAATGGTTTCCTAGTTTGCAGGCATCACACGGATTCGATTCGTTGTGTATCATCTTAGCCGCCTCTTCTAGTGCTCCCACCACGGTATAGACTTAACGCCCCAATAGGGTGTGATGCTTACAGGGTCAGTGGGGTTCCACTTGCCGTAGATGGCCATCGCTCCTTTTGCCATCAAGACCACCATGTTGTATTCGGATGTTGGATTCTTGTGCTTCGTGTAGCATTGAGCATACAAGAAAGCAACGGTCTCAACCTCGTTACAAAAGCCCCGCACAAAGTTCTCGAAGTTGATTGTGGCATTCTCCGAGCGTATCTTTCTGCGACAAACGATGAGGTCAATCTTGGCGTTCTCTATTTTGGCTGTGAGGTCGTGCCACGACTCGTTTGAGATGGTCATGGCCCAAACCCAAACCAGTAGCCGCACTTGACGCATATGAATCCATGCCAATTAGGTGTCCCACAGTCAGGGCACTTCCTTGGTTTTTGCTTTTTAGTGGCCAAACTCGTATGCACACTCCTCGCTACAGATTTTGGGTTCGCCCAACTCGTCCTCGAACTCTGTGATTAGGAATCTAGTTCCACACACGCAACAGTTGACAGGGATGCTTGGCCTATCAGTCTGACTCAAAGGCTATCCTCATCCGTATCCTCTTCCCATCCGCTTTCCTCGAAGTCCTCTTCGAGTTCGTCTTCATCCCCTTCTATTTCTCCGTCTTCCAGAGACATGGGCATCACTCTTCCCTCATGGCCTTATAAATCTTACGGCTCTTGGCTTTGGTCATTTTCATCATCGTGGGTTCCGCCTTGGCAGATGTCGCAAGCAAGATACTCTTCCTCAGTAGCATGGCCACCCCGAAGGAATCCCCATGTCCTTCTGCCGTTAATGTGAGGGTCTTGCTGTTGGGTGGGTTGTTGGACAGGTTGCTGAATGGGTTGTGCAGTGGCATAAGGATTGACGAAGATGTTGCTTGCATCGAATTGCACATAGCCAGCAGTGGCTCCGCCACTAGCACCAACCAATACTCCGGGGTTGAGGTTGAATACAGTGGCTCCGCTAGTGCCAAAGTCCACGCCTGCGTTGATTGGTTTGTTGTCGGGGTCTGGTCGTTTCTCGCTATCTTCAAACATCGAGTAGAGGTAGACTCCATTGCCACAGGTGGGGCACTTCATAATCTGAAGGGTTCGACTCTCGGTCAATACCAAAGTGTGTTTGCAATCAAAGTAGTCGGTGCGCTTGAAGGTCGTTATATGTCCTCTCCTTTGAGCATCTTCTCAATGGCTTCATCAATTGAGACTTGCGGCCTTTCCTCTTCGACGCTTGCTCTTTCAAAAACGAAAGTGGCTTCGTAATAGTATTTGTCTTCTATGAAGGGCAAAGCGGATTGAGCCATCACAGCACTCCCAAGTCTCGCAGATTGAATGATTTCCCCCCACGCCTCACTCTGAGACAACTTTTGCAGAGGCTATAGCCTACATACTCCCGTTTGGTCTTACTAGGCTCTACTTCGATGATTATTCCGCAGTCCTTACATTTGGTGACTTTCATTGCACAAGACTCCATGCCCACTTGTGGAAGTGCTTGGAGCCATCACTGCGCTCGAAAGAGCAAGGCAACTCAAGGGCTTGGCCTTCAGTGAAGTAGACCATTCTATTGCAGTCTACGCATCCTAATCTAAGTCGAAGGTGCTGATGGCTAACGTCATGGTCGCAAATCTCCTTGTTGGCATGAATTGTGAATCCAATTTCAGGATAGTAGTCACCATTGGTATTTGTGCCATTCATTTCCACTTCCAATTCGATGATGTCTCGGTTGCCGTATCCCTGTCTCACTTGGACTTTCATTTGCTTCCGTATCCTGTCTTACTGTAAGTTCTTCCTTCTTTTCCTTTGAGGGTCGGTGCTCTACCCCTTACGATTGGCGACCAGTCGTCAGGGTTGACTGTAATGATTGGGTGAGGGTCTGGTCTCATAGGCCAGTGTGGATTGCGTTCTCTTAGGAGCATGGCGATGTCCTGCTCCATCCTGCCCATCTCAATCTCCATCTGTCGCACCCGGCTCTCTAAGTAGGCCACTCGGTCTGAGAGTTTGGTCATTTCTTCTTCCCCTTCTGTTTGGCTTGTTTCTTCATCAGCAAATCTCGTTGTGCCATCAGCCAAGCGATTGCTGAATCCTTATCGCCAGAGAAGACGATGCTCTTGTTCAACCCTTTGATTGGGATGTCTTTCGTTCCCTTGATTCGCTTGTCGATTCCTTTCATTCTATTCTCCACTTCACTTTGTTCCTCATATAAGCACTTCGTAACTTCTGGCAGACTTCACAAGTTTTGTTTGGGGGATTCGGCATCTTCCAAGCCACGTTGAAATCGATTCCACTGTGGGCGATGGCATAACTCAAGTGGGGAGTGCAAACGAGTTGGGTCATAGTCGCTTCCCTTCTTCATCGTAAACCGTCCCAATCTCTTCTGCCCAAGGATTAGGAAGCACTTCGCCACCTAGCGGATACTTCTTCTCCATCTTCTTCTCCTGTTTGACAAGGATTCCCATCGCTGTAGTGTAGGCTCTCTCCTTAGTTTGGGCTATCACATAGACGAGAAAATCGAAGTCGTAGGTATAGCATGGAGAGTGACGCATGGGATACTTCTTGGCAGTGTTCATCCTAATCCAGCCGACAAACTTCCAGAGTTTCATTGCTCTATCCCCTTCTCGTAGCCGATGTCCTTCCCCATCTCATCCTCTCGGATGGGTCTTATTATCAGAGTTCCGTCTTCGTAGAATCTGACTATCTTCACAAGTTCGTCATGGCGGTTGTTTGTGGTGTAAGCGATTCCAAAGAAGAGAGGCATCTTGTGGCTCTCTCCTTCTGGTCTGAAGTGAGCACTGAACCAATTTACGAAATGAGGAATGAGTTGTGGCAAAGTGACCCACTTCATGGTGTGCAAGTCTTGGCGCACTGCAAGTATTTGGCGGCGTTGTTCTGCTACTTCCTTTGCCAAGTTTCTGGTGTATCTGTTGACGGTCATGATGGTATCCCATGTTGTTCTTTCATGTGGGCTGTGAGACTCCACTCTGAACTAAGGTAGGTCGCACAGTAAGGACAACGAATCTTCTCTTCAGCCATCTAGACTCCACCCTCGTCGTCTATTACATCCATTCCTACCACCGTAACTCTGCGAATCGATTTTCTGTCTTCTGTAATTATGTTGGGAACAGGGTATCCGAAATGCAGTGCCTCTTCAATGAGCAACATGAACTCCCGATGGTTGACATGGATAGTGAATTGAGGAACAACACCCGCATTCAGGAAAGCCGTATGCAAAGTCAGAATCCCTTTCATGATTGGATAGTCTGTCATATTTGGCCTACCACCAACCAGACGACCACCATGACTGGAACCAGAATGATGCCCGGTAAGCAGAGAACGAAGATTGCGGCCTTGTCGAAAGCATCCATCTAGCCCAACTCCTCGTCCTTGGGAACGTCTTCCTTGTCTTCCAACTCCTTGGGTATCTCAAGTTTGACTTTCTTGGCCCACTCCATCACAAGTTGGATTCCTCTTGTCCTATACTCGTTGGCCCTTCTCTCCACTTCCTTCATGAAGGCCGGACTCTTCACGATTGCCGCAATCTCTTCGGCATACTTGGCCCTCATTTCAAGGTAGTCTCTTATCTGCCAATTAGAGTCAGAACGGTAGGGATACTCGACTTCGATTTTGCTTGGGTCAGTCTCCCAATTATGCAAAGGATTCGGAGTCTTGTAGATTCCGTCTCGGACAAGCATCTCAGCGAACTCTCCTAAGTATCTGTCGTCGCCGCCTCTATCTTCGCTGTTCCATTCGTAGGGTGTGAGAGCCATAGGCCGTGAGGCACACTTCTTCTCGTGACGCTCGACCTTCCGTTTGCTGTAAGACTTGACACCGTAGCAGAAGTCGCAGGTATACTCAGTGACCTGCACTGTCTTCTTCTCTTCTTTCATTACTTGGTCAACTCCGCAAGTGCGTCCCTCAGAATCATCAACTCTCTCATGGCTTCATCCAAGCGAGTGGTTCGTAGGACTGCGATTGGTGCATCAGGAGTGTAGGACTTCCAGACGATTGCCGAACCGAGTAGGTCTTCGACTCGTCCAACTCTTCCCATTGCCATCCTTATGAGTGTCTTCTCGTTTGCTTTCATGCCGCTTTCTGCACTACTCCTGTCGTGGTTCCTGCCTTCGGGCCGTAGTGTGTGCATCCACACCGCTTGTCCTTCCTTATCAGCACCATGCAGAACACATTCCCCTTCCCGCTTTGCATTTCCGACTTGGTGACTCCGCCCTGCCGTTGCATCTTCTTGTTCTCGTCTAAGCCGACATGGTTGAACGCATCGTGCCCGCAGTTTTTACAGTCTGTCATGACTTACTCAACTCTTTTGCGGCTTGGTCAATTAACAAGACAAGCATATCAGAATATCCATGAATCTCTTCAAGGACATCTCTGTAGTCAAACAGAAAGTTGGACAAGTCTTTGTG